GTTTCCGGGGACCACCCGACGAGCCAGATCGAGGCGTTGTCCGAGCCGTTGCCACTGGCGTTGATCATGTTCTCGCCGCTCTCTGCAGAGGGAGTGTTCATGTACGGGGCGAGCCCGGTGAACTCCGCCGGCGCCGTGTTTTCATTGCCGTAGAAGATCGTATCGGAGAGTTCCTCGTTGATGCCCTGCAGATGCGGCTTGTCCTCCGAGAGGCGGAACGCCGCGGTGTTGCCGTTGAGGTCGGCTTCCTTCGCGTCGATCTCGGAGTAGGCTTCGAGCGTGCCGGTGTTGAAGGTGATGTCCGCCGTGGTGGACCGCGTCGGCATGACACCCTGATAGAGCTTGCGCCAGGTCGGGGTCGGGATGCCGGTGCGAATCTTGGTCTTATGCCCGGTCGGAAGATTGCCCTCGATCCAGCTCATGTCTTCGAGGATTTCATTCGTCTCGGTCAGCATTTCGACAATGGTCGGGATTTTCCCGCCAGGGTCCATGCGGTTTGCCAGGTCCAACAGCGTTGGATTGGTAACAGGAAGAGTTGACATTTATACGGTTCCTTGATTTGGGTAGAGCTTGGAAGCTCGATCAACTGCGGTTTCCGACGTCGGATCACCTACCAGGGGCTTGCCTTCGGACATTACTTTCCCGATCTTGGTGAAGAGTCGGGCAAAGGAGAGGCGATTGCCAGCGCCGGTCTCGATAAGATCACGGACCAACTGATCATCGCCAAATTCTGCGATCACCTGCGCGAAGTAGGCCTCACTCTGCTGCATATTCTGCCCGCCGATTTCGGGGTCGGCGCGGATTTCATCAGCCCACTTCTTATTGCGGGCGATCCAGTCTGCGGCAAGGGACTCCTGCATCTTCTTTACGCCGTCGGCGTAGAGGTTGGTAAGGGCGTTGGCGCGCGCCTTCGGATCGAGATCGGAGTTGTTGGCGATCTCGAGGAAGGAATTGAGCATTGGCTCGTCGGCGGTGAAACCCTCCGGGAGAGTGATATCGGCGGCGGTCAGCGGGGCAGGAGCACCATCCTGTTTTGTCTGCTCAGAGCCTTCAACTGGTGGCTGTTCTTTGCCCGACTCGGCGGCGGCCGGCTGCTGTTGTCCATCGCCAGCGGGCGGCGGAGTCACTACAGTACCAGCCGGGGTCCCGGCATCAGCACTCCCACCACTTCCGGTTCCCTCGCCTTCGCGAACGGGGAGGTATTTATCGAGCAGTCTGTTCATCGTTGTGTTCCTTTAGCATCTGGAGAAAAAGTTCAAATGCTGCGGTTGAAAGAAGGTCCTCCAGAAGGAGGCCCGCGTTTTGCATTCCCAGGGCGTGCGCCGTAAGGAGTGCGTTCTGTGCGAAAGCGGACTGCCGAATACCATACGCCTCAAGCAGACGGCGGAAAACATAGCGGCCGTCCTGCGTTGCAAGGAGTTTCCGCAACGCAAGGGTGAGTCTTGCGTCCTCCTTCAGATTGGTATGGCTCTGCTTCGCGTTCATCGAGTCACCTTACACCAAAGGCTCGCCGTCGTCAACCGCCCATACCTTTAACTGAGCAGGCGCTGGAGGGCGTTTGCGCCGCCGCCAACATCCGTCTCAGATAGAGTCTTACCTGCTTCAATAGCCGTCTGCGCCGTGGCCGTGGCTTCGAGTGCTTGCAACTGCTGCTCCCGTGCGGCGCGCCGCGCCTTCAGGGCCTCCTGATCGCGGAGGATGATTGGATTGGCACCGAGGTCATTGCCATATGTCCAGATCAGTTCATCAAAATCGATGAGGTCAAGGACGCCCGGTTCGACCGCGGCTACTTGTCCAACCATGGCCAGAAGACGTTCCGTTGGAACAGTGTTGATTGCTCGCTGGGCGCTCGCAAGGATTGAGGTGTAAGTAATGTCGATGTCGGCATTACGTATTTCTCTTGGAGGGTCGGGAAATAGGTCGGCGCGCTGGCAGATTGCGTAGATGCGCTGGATGTCTGGATCGAGGGATTCGTTTTCGAACCGCTCGAGGAAGTGGGCGAGGAGGACAAGTTTCTCTTCCCTTCGTGCGTCGATTTCAGTGGCGGAACGGACGGTGTCCAACTGCGAAATCATCTTGAATAGATCATTGTGGAAGATTTCGCGGATGGAGCCTTTGATGTCTTGGATATCGAGGCGGAGTTCTTGGAAGGGAATATTCACCAAGTAGGCCGGCTTGGCGCCGACCATGTTGGCCAGGTTGGGGACATAGGCGTAGCCGCCCGGCATTGTTGATTTGGGCTGATTAGCCAGGGACTGGTCATAGAGCATCGGCGGATCGACCATCTTCTCCAAACCGACACCTTTCTTCAAAAGAAGCTGTTGTAGCTCGCGCATATCGGCGAGGGCATCCATGGCCGGGGAATTGCCGTATTCGAGTTCCGCACTCCAGCGGGGGAAGGTTGCGGGCTGCTCCCGGTAGCCGGCGATCTTGAGCACGTTGCCGTCTTCGGCCGACTCGGCCCAATAACACTCCCGCCACGCGAAACGATCAACTGGGCCATAGCCGAAGGGCTCGCCGGAATTTAATTCCACAAGATGGTAAACGCGCCGCTTTGAATTGCGGGAGGTGGGATTTTTATACTGCTCCCGCCAATCAATCGGCATGTTGGCTTCGCCGAACTCGGTTTTGATTTGCTCCAGCGTCATAGACATACAGCGGCCATACCGGGTGAGGCGGCCGCGGAAATCGTAGTCGACATAGAACTCCCCCGTGTTGAAGCGCTGGACGCGTATTACGTCGGAGGTATCTTCGAAGATTTGAGAACCACTGATGTTCATCAAACCGAGGTCGTGGTAGGCCATCGCCTTCGTATTGTAATAGTTACTCCGCGCCATGACAGTGCGCATGACGTCGCTGACGGTGTGAAGCCATTTACGGGAAGCGATTGAAAGGCGAGAAGTGTCGACTCCAATGCCTATTTTGAACCACGGCCGCGTTGGGGAGGTGATGCCGTTCATGAGGCCGGCTGACTGCGTGCGCAGGGCGATCAGACCTTCGGAGGTGATATAATAGGGGTTGAGTTCGAGCTTCTCACTCTTCTCCTTGTTGAGAAGCCAGGGGTGGGTGTAAGGGAGGTACACCGCCGCAAGTTCGCGCCAGATCGGCCACATTGGGCGGCGGCGTGCCTCCATAGCGCCGAAGAGCACCTTCAGCGTCTTGTGCTTTTCGGCGTTCATCTTCACGACGACTTACCTCCGGTGGTGACAGTTTTGCCCGTGCGGGCGCGCTTCGCGAGGGAGCCGATGGCGGAATTTGTGATGAGTGAAAAACCACGATCGGGCTCGCCAAAACCGGCGGTCATAACACTGGCATCGGCGCGGGTCGGAGTCGTCGGCGGCGGCGTAGGCTTGGATACTTTAGGAAGCATAGCGAGTCCTCAAGGCTTGGTAGGGGTTGTAGTTGAGGGAGGTGATAAGTTGTGGGACGGTGGGGACTATAACTTGGGCGAGGGCGGGGAGCGCGAAGGTGACGGCGAGTGCGTCTGCGATGTCGGGGCTGCGCCCCTCGCGCCGCTTGATCTCCTCCTTGGGCTCAAGCTGAATTTGATCCTTTGCGTTGAAGTAGAATTGGGTGGAGGTGAGATCATCGATGATGGTGTAATCTTTGTCGATGGTGTACTGCTGAAGGGCGGCGCCCTTAAGCCAGTCTCGCATCTCACCCCAAATCTGGGCTCGCTTGTTGAAGTAGTTGGCACCGCGGGAAGCACTCATCTGGATAGCGGCGGAAGAGAATTGCACCTCGTGGGTTGGGATATTGAGGGCACGAAGCTGATCGACAACGCCGGCGCCAAGACCAGTTCCGTCGACAAAGACCATCTGCGCCGTATAGCGATTGAAGGCCTCGGCGACGCGGTTGGCAACCTCGATGGTGCTTAGACCCTGCACTCGTTCGATGGGGCGTGAGCGCGCATCGCGGCCCTGGCGGGGGAAGATGACGGTACTGTCGTCGCCGTAGCGGGCGGGATCAACTCCAATGACAACCGGCTCGTGCGCAGTGTGGTCGAGCTGGCGTGATATGGCGTTGAGAACGTCACTACGCGAAATGAACGAGGACACGTCATGCTTGGGAAATTCTCCAAGTACGCGAACTCGAACGAAGTCGTGATCGATGCCATAGTCTTCGATCCACTGATTGATCAACTCTTTGTTGGTGATTGCGGAGGTGCGGCCGTCGACGGTAATCTGATGCCAACGGCCGGAGAATCGGCCATCACCAAAGCACTCCCTAAAGCGGCCCGTGTTCTTCGTCGGGTTGCCGAAGACGATCCAGATGATCTGGGTGTCTTTGTCAGTCATGGCGCCCTCGGCCACTTCCCAGACAATGTCGGGGATGCCGGAGGCCTCATCCATGATGAGGATGATGCGTTTGCCTTTGTTGTGCAGGCCCGCGAAGGCTTCAGTGTTGCGCTCGCTCCAGGGCGCCATATCAAAGCGCCACTCAGACCGCTGATCTGGGTCGTTGGAGAAGAGGGAGGTGGCCTTCAGTTTGAAGAGCTCGCGAGTGAGGGAGAGGCGCCGCCACTTAGCAAGCTCGACCCAGGTCTTAGTGCGCAGCTGGCGCTCGGTGTTGGCGGTCACAACCCCTTTGGTGCCCTCAAAGGTGCTCATTCCCCAATCGATGAGCATTGAACTACCGGCGGATTTACCTACGCCGTGGCCGGAGCGGACCGCGATACGGATGATATTCTCCCCCGCCGCGAGGCTATCGCGGATGATGGTGAAGAGCTGGCGCTGCCAAAGGTCGGGACCCTCATACTCTTCCAGTTCCCCCGGCTCACCCCACGGGTAGGCGCCGTAGGCGTAGGCCAGGGGATCGTAAGAGGTTGACGCGAGGAAGTCGATGAGGTCGTCGGTCACAATTACTTGCCCTGCCCTGGGTAGAGGCGCTCAGCGCGTGATGGGCCCTCAGGCTCTTCAGGTGCAATGGCAACCATTGTGAGGCCGACACTCTCTTCTGTCGATGACTCGGTCTCGTAGGCGGAGATAGACGTGACGCGAAGTTTTACTTCCATCACCACCTCATCGCCAACGTTGAAGTCGCGGGCGCTTTTGCCCAGCTTCGCGAGGGTGCTCTTGTCGAAAGTGACTGAAAGGCCCCAGGGGTATTTGGGGCCATTATAGTCACTCGGCATTGGAGCATACTTATCGCGCTCCTTTTGCTCTTCCGGCGTGTAGGCAAGGTCAATCATGTCTGCCATATTATTCCGCGGCCTCCGGGGTTATATCAATAAGCTGCGGCTCGAGTCGCGTCTGCACCCTCTTGCGGGCCTCGCGCAGCCGCTCGGCGAAACCGATGTTCACATTGACGTCCTGCGTCGCCTTCGGGCCGTGCCCCGTGCGATCGGCGGTCAACTCAATCAGCTTCATAAGCTGTGTATTTGTAACCTTCTCCGGCTCCTCTTCGAGCCGCTTCTCAAGCTCATCCATCGCCTCGATGGAGAGGCCGGTTAGGCGCTCCTGCACCCGCGCGTAGTCGTGGTCGGTCTCGGCCTTGTAGTGGGCGACTAGCTCCTGAAAGGTCGTATCGCCCTGGAGGATGCTCACCCGCGAGGCGGAATAGCCGAAGGTGGCGGCGGCAACCCCCGGCCGCATCCCCTCGGCGAGCGCCTTCGCCAGTGCGTGATGGCGCGCCCGCAGGCGCTGAAGGGCCGGCGGAGACGACCGCACTACCCCGCCACCCGAGGCCAAAATGGCGAGGTCGCCCTCGTCCAGCGCGCGCCCAAAGCTCGCCACCAGCGGCTCTTCGCCGAAGGCTTCATCGAGTATGGTCCGCGCTTCGAGCATTTGTACGGTCGTCTCCATTGCGGCCATCCACGTCCGCCAGTCACCTATACCCTAGAACGCGGCGCGGGGCAAGAGGTTTCGTGCGGGAAGGTATGGTCAAAGGCTCATCCTTCGGATGGAGTGAGG